ACGTGGACACGACTAGCGTCTACCCCACACATCTCCGCGTACTCCGGTACCCACTCTTCTGCAGCAACCCATATGGTTGTAAAGTTAGGGTCACGCTTCTGGTTAGCAGCAATCGTCTTAAGGGCGAGTGCGGTCTTGCCGTTGCTTGCCTCGCCAATGATTTCGTGCCACTGGTTAGTAGGCCAGCCGCCACCTAGAATCATGTCAAGGGATAATGAGCCGGAAGTGAAGCGGGTAGGCGGAGCAACATTAGATGCTAGGACTACGGTGTTTTCTCCGTATTTTTTGTTGAGTGATGCAACGACTTTTTGTAGGGACATTAGCCAATCCGATCGATGATAGTTCCAGGGTTGAAGTTGTTACCGGTGCTGATCTGTTTTGCAGCCTCGGTGTTTCCGTTAGATGGGATGTGCATTCCCGGCATACCCGTACCGGACTGAGTAATTGGGTACCCACAGTCATAGCAACGTGCCTTTGCTTCAGGCATGCCTGGCATCTTGCCGTAGTTGCCGCTGGCGCAGTTAGGGCAGCGGTCGTAAGAAGTTGCACTAGCCGGAAGTCTGCGGCCCTCAGCGGTCGCCTGAGCGATTGGAGGAGGTGTCTGCGACGGGTAGCTTGGTGGAGCTACATAAGGCTGTGAAGCCGGCCTCTGCGCAGGTGCTTGTTGGTTTCCGAGCTTGTCAGCCCACCATGAATTACTCATATACTTCCTTCATCTATCTCAGCGTAAGACCCGTTAATTGTAACTAGCCCTAGCTCTAGTGCACTTGAAAAAGAAGTTACCAGACCGGCAAAGGTAATCTGCCTGTAGAATGCCTGAATTGCTGGTGCCTCGTTTTTAAGCTTGGACTCGGTCATATCTGGTGCGTCTAGCAAGTCGGCTTTCTGCATTTCAAATATGTATCTAGCATTCATATTAGCGTACAAGTTAAGGAACGACAACAACGGCTCGACTTGGTCAGAACGAGCGTCAGACTCTTGCCTTTCCTTTTCGTCACCTTCTGGGCTTACTGGGGTTAGATCAAAGACCTTGGTGTGCTTGTTTGGCTCATCTACGTTCATGTCGTACATGTACCACCTGAAAAGAGTAGTCAGTGGGATCTTATCCATGACGTATTCTGATTCTTGCTCTGATGCGTCTTCGTTATCTGAAGAGCCTTTAGAAAAGGGCCACATTACTTTGCCTCTCCCCATCTGTCCACTACCTTTACATCTGCGATCAATGGTACTTTTAGCACTTGGATGTCCTCCATAGCTTGGCGCAGCGCCTCGGCTGCTTGGTCTGCGGTCTCCGCTGGAGTGGTCAATACCAATTCATCGTGAACCGTAAGAATAATCTTAGTACCCTCTGGGATCATTTTGTGCGCACGGACCATAGCAATCTTAATGATGTCTGCGGCACTGCCCTGGATCTTTGTATTGAACGCCTGACGCTCTGCACCGGCCCTAAATCCATTATCCCTGGACAGGATCTCTGGCAGGTAACGGCGACGGCCTGTAATGGTTTTGATGTGAGGAACAGGCTTACCTTGGCGAGTTGCCCCTAGCACTTTAGCTCGGTACTTAGATATAGAGCTAAACTCCTGTGCAAATCGATCCAGTAGGTCCTTAGCCTCAGTCTTGCTACACCCGATGCTTGCAGCAATCTTGTCTGGCCCTACGCCGTATGCCATAGCTAGTACAAGCACCTTGCCAGCTTTACGGTCTACGCCCATGGTCTCACCGACGGTGGTATAGATGTCCTTGCCGTTTAGGTAGTTGTCCATCATAATCGGGTCTTCCGAGAACGAGGCAATCACGCGAGGCTCAATCTGCGAGTAGTCAGCCACCACTAGCTTGTGCCCCGGAGGCGCGACAAACAGGTTGCGAATAGCTTTGCCGTGAGGGGTGTGCGGGGCTGGCACGTTCTGTAGATTTGGGTTACGACTTGAGAAGCGCCCGGTCTCTGCACCGATCTGAATGAAGTCACCGTGGAGTCTTCCATTAATTAGCATGGTCTCTTTGGTTTCAGTTCTGGTCTTGCCCGCAGTGGTACGCTCAATGTCACCGCCTAGATATGGAATAACGTAGGTAGACAAAAGCTTGTTATAGTCCGCGTACTCTAGCAGCGCGGTTACCAACGGGTCCTTGTCACGATAGGGCTCTAGTGCCTCTGCTGAAACTGAGTAGTCTGAGGAAGACAGGTCAACGTTGTCGCGGTCTTTCTGGTTTCCCTTTGGAGTAAGAACCTTAGCCTTTAGTCCGCGACCGCCATCTTCCTTTGCGCCGTAAAGCAAGGCTTGCTTTTCCTGGTTAGAGTTAATATTAAACTCACGCCCAGCAGCTCTGTAGATGTTGCCCTTGGCCTCTTCTACCTTTGCCTCTAGGTCTTCTTTCAGCTGCTTTAGCGACTCGATGTCAATCGTTGCGCCTGTGAGCTTCATATCGCACAGCACGCCAAGCACATCCATCTCTAGGGACATTACTCGGTCAAGGTCGGCGGCTTGTAGCTTCGGTACTAGTGACTTCCACAGTAGGAATGTGTACTTGGAGTCTAGGTATGCGTACTTGGCAACGGTGTCAAAGTCGTAGACCTCTACCTCTTTACCTACGCCCTTCTCCATCTCGTAACCGAACTCGCGTTTTAGGCAGTCTGCAAGGCCGCACTTGTTCTTGTTGCGGTTGTCTACTACGAACGAAGCAACCATAGTGTCAAAGTAAGGTGCAGTAGGGATGCGACCGCCATAGTACTTAGATATAGAGGTAACGTCAAAGACAAGGTTATGACCGATAGTTAGTATCTGGTCATTAAACATAAGTGGCTCTAGCGCCTTAAAAACTTCAGCTGGGTATAGCTGTTGAGGGGCGGGGCCAAAAACCTTGGTGGCTTTCTTGCTGTCCCGACTGTAGTCACTCGGACGCAGTGGCAAACCTTTTTGTTTACGGATCTCTCCCTGGCCTGTTAGCGGGAATACCTCTTCTATAAAATCACCGTTAGGGTGTCCCATAGGGATAACGTCGCATCGGCCGTGCGTGGCTAGTGTAATCCACAGCACTTCATTCACCGGGGTCATGCCTCGGCGTGGTCCCACGGTTTCTACGTCAAACGCAAATGCGTCTTGAGTGAGGTAGTGGTCCACCATCTCGGATAGTTGTTCGGCAGTAGTAATAATGTTCATTTCGGCATCCTGGCATTGGCGCAAAAGGCGGGGGAGGTTAGTCCCCCGCCAATCGCTAGGTTATCTAGATAAGCGAGTCAGCGATCTCGTCAAGTTCCTCTAGCGAGTGTTCCTTGATGAGTCCGCGAGTGTATACCTCTGAGGCAGAGACTACCGAAGCAGCCTTGTCCTGGCTGATGTTCCAGTCCTCGTCGAGGTCGCGCTCCTTGATAGGAGTTACCGTGTAAGTGGTCTGTGGACCCTTACCTAGGCGCACAATCGCCCAGTAACCCTTGGTAAGCGGGCCCTGTGGTGAGTAGTGAGCTGCGTGCAGGGCCTGGTAAAGGCGTGCACCTGAAATGAGCATCTGACGCTGCATTCCCTCTGGTGAGTTGAGGGTAACAACGGTGAATGCGCGCTTGTTCTCCGGGCGATCCTGGAGCTTAACGCATAGTGGGCAATCAGCACCAATGCAGACGTACGAGCGCTTACCGCTGGTCTTCTGCTTTAGGAAGTGCTGCTTGTAGATGGCGAATGGGCCACTCTCGTCCAGGAACTTAAAGACCTGGTGCTTGTTCTCTTCAAACTTTACCTCAGTTGGGTAGTCGCTTGAAGTGGTGATGCTGTCCGCGGCATCCCAGCCCGAAAGGACTGAGGTCGATGAAGCAGTGTTCTGCTCTGGACGTGAATCAATGTCGTCGGCAACGTAGCTGGCGGCATCTGGGGCATTTTGCTGTATTGGCATGTTTTTCCTTAGATAGTTGTTTGCATTTCTTTTGCGCGGATAGTTTCCCACGCCTCGGCGATCTTGTCAACAAGGTTCCGGTGTATAGACCAGTCTACACGATCTGTATCCATAAGTCCAGCGTTAGCAAAAATTACTACCGTGGCCTCTACCATTTCCTTGCTGTACAAGCGCCTCCCAGCATACTCCTTACCGTTGGCCCCCTGCTTGGAAGGGAGCCGGTAAGGAGATGATGGAAGTATTCCTTTGTCCAACCATTGCCTCATGGTTTTGGTTGAACGTCCTAGGGCCTTAGCTAAAGAGCCTAGTGTGTACATCTGAAGTTGTCTACCGTTTGGCAAAGTTTTTTCAAAGTACGTGTCTTCCCAGCTAGTTACAACTGAAGCTTTGGGTGCGACAGGTTCACGGCGTTTACGCTTACTGCCCGGGTA